CACCCATTATGTCGTAGAACAAGAACCACCGGAAATCACTGAAGAAATGTTACACTCATGTCCGGAAGAATTAAAAGAGCATTTCTGGCGGCCATATAACCGGATTCTGAGCTACAAACACCGGATCATTTTCTTTACCGGCATGAATATAACCCTGGTTAGTCTTGATCGCCCTTCCGCAGCTGCAGGTAATTCTTATGTTCATATCATCGGAGATGAAGCCAAATTCTTCCCGGAACAAAAGATTGCCAAACTAACCAAAGCCCTCCGGGGTTATTATATTAAATATGGGAAAAGCGTTTATTACCGGGGCCAGACTTTTACCACCGATATGCCGAATATTAATAACGTCGGTGAATATGACTGGATTCTGAAACAGGCCAAACGGATGGATCCCAGACAAATCATGATGATTCTCCGTGTCGCTTTTATCATGAACGAGGTCACAGAAGAACTTATTGTAGCCAAAGAATCCGGCAATGCCAAAGAGATCCGGAACAAACAACGCCTCTATGACCGTTGGAAAGAGCGTTACGATGCAATCCGGCAAAAGTCTGTTTTCTTTTATATTGCTTCATCTTACATCAATGCTGATATCCTTCGGCCAGAGTATTTCGAAGATGAATTTGCCGGAGATCTGGAAGACGTATTGACAGCAATATTATCTACAAAACCTCGTCTAAGCGCCGGAAACAAATTCTATGCTGCAGTTAAGTCAAATAATTATTATAACGATGGTTCATCCTCGAAATTTGCCCGGATGTTTGGCATCAGGGACGAAGAAGATTGCCGGATTCTGAAATACCTCCGGAAAACAGAACCATTAGAAGTCGGTGTTGACTTCGGTAATATGATTTCCATGACTTTCGGGCAAGAACAAGGTAAAGATTACCGAGTATTGAAATTCATTTTTTCATTGCCTCCCGAATGGATCCGCGAAGTTGCAGATAAGTTTTTAGCTTATTTCCGTTACCATGAGAATAAAGAATTGCATATGTTTTACGATCGTGCAGGTAACCAATATGAAAAAGTCAGGCAAGATCCTGCTGGAAAATTAAAAGCCGCAATCGAGAAGGATCGTAATGGTAAATCAACGGGCTGGCAGGTATTTCTTGAATCCAGGAATCAATCCACGCTCTACACTTGGGACGAATACGACTTTATGAGTGAATTATTCTCCGGACATAATATTCATTTACCGAACATCCTGATCGATATGTACCATGCTAAACCACTAAAATGTTCCCTGGAAATAGCCCCGACAAAAATCGTCGAATTCAAAGGCAAAAAACGGATAAGTAAAGATAAAAGCTCTGAACGGTTACCAGCCAGCCGTCTTCCCTGGGAAAGTACCAACCCATCCGATTCATTTAAATACCTGATGATGCGGAAAAAATGGCTAAAATGGACTAAAGTAAAGAGTAGTGATACAGTTGTCGGAGCTGGATAACTTTACAAATTATGCCAAAGCCTACAAACTCGAACATCTGAAAGGCATTTTATTCGTCAGTTTGAAAAAAGCTTTAAGCATGGTTTAGGTAATCCAAGATACCAGAAACCATAAAGAGCCTGCCCGAGGAGCAGGCTTTTTTTGTGCTTAACTTCCTTTTAAAGCCATTTCTTATTTACTTCCGGGCAACTTTCAACACCTTTTTTATTTTCATTTTTTTCAACATCCTCATTTTTAAACCATTACCATTATTTAAAGAAAAACACAAAAATTTGAGTGTAAGTTAACCCCGGCCGCCCTCTTCTTCACTTGCAATTGCAAATGAATTTTCAAATTTGGATATATGACATTCCTTGCCTGTAGCCGGATTAAGACGGATCACCATCAAATAAATCAATTTTACTTGCACAAGTAACTTTTTAGCCAGATAAGCTAACTTTCATAATTATCGATATTACTCCTTCCCCTTAATGTTATAGTGTTTGTCCTTTTCCCCAAGGTATATCAATAGTATCATTGTATCATGAAACTATGGGATGCAATTAAAAAAATGCGGGAAATAACAGCGGCAGGCAATACCTTCAGTATGGCATTCATGAGCTATAACAGTTCATCGGACACCTCAGAAGGGGTCGTCGAAGTCCGGCGTGCTAAATTGCGAAAAAAAGCGAATACGGATCTTTATCGTAATGCCGATATACTGATTCCCTATTATGATTATGATCAAGGCGAAGCACGTCAATTCTATCTTCCGTGTCTAATGATTTTTAATGGTGAAAAAATAACTTTCCGATGAATAACATAAAAATTGATAAAGTAGGCAACACTCGGTTCATACACATTCCTGGTGTAGGTATTGGAATGTATATGGGTATGGCCTCTGCCTTAACCACCTTCCCGGAGATGTCTTCCGTAAGTTGGGAAACAGATCCTGAAATTATTGCCGGTAAGGCTGTAGTCCCATACGGAAAGGATAATAACTTACCTATAGAGATCCGGAATATCATGGAAGAAAATAATCTGGCCCCTGGTATACTGGAACGGGAGAAGGGGTTACTATTTGGTCAGGGACCTGAATTATATCAGAAAGTCTATGAAGACGGCGAAGTTACCCGGAAATGGGATTACAATAAAGAGATTTGGAAGTGGCTGAATAGTTGGGATCTGATGCGTTATTTAGATATGGCCATTACTGAATATAAATACCTGCACGGCTATTTTGATAAAGTATTTTTAAGTAAAGGTATTCGTATCGGACGTACTCCTAAAATAGCCAGAATGGAAATTGTACCTGGCGTGAATGCTCGTTTAGGCTGGATTGAAACCCGTAAGCTGGAAGATATCAAAGAAATTCTTGTTGGTAACTTTGAAGAAGGATGTTTACGTGGAATTACAACTTACCCGGTATTTGACTGTAAAGATCCGTTCCGATATAAAGTATCAATGTCCTACCACAATAGCTATTCCTATGCCCGTAGCCTCTACTCGATCCCCTCTTTTTATGGTTCATTAAACTGGATCCGCCGTTCTTCAGATGTACCCGTTATCCTGAAATATATCACTGATAACATGATCAACGTGGCTTTTCACATTGAATCGCCGAATGAATATTGGGAAGCCCAGGAAGAAAAATTAAAAGATAAATGTACCAGGGCAAACCGGGAATATAGATCAGAAATGCTGGATGAACACAAAGATGATGTATTGCGAAAATTGGCAGAAGCTTTATCCGGTAAACGCAATGTTGGAAAATTCTTCCATACAGTAACTCTAAAGGATTTAGATGGAAAACCTTGTGAATGGAAGATCACACCGATTGATCAGAAAATAAAAGACTTTATCGAAGGTCAGATCCGCGTATCGGAAAAGGCTGACAGTGCTACAACCTCGGGAATCGGTTTACACCCATCGTTATCTAATATCATGGTTGACGGGAAACTATCTTCCGGCTCTGAAATGCTCTATGCCCTGAAACTCTATCTGGCTTCCGACACTTCTATTCCTGAAGAAATTATACTGCAGTCTGTAAACCGGGCCATTCAGATTAACTTCCCGAATACTCCCTGGCGTTTAGGTTTTTATCATAAAATTGTACTCCGGGAAGAAGACGTCTCTCCAAATGAAAGAACCTCTAAAAATGTCTGAAGATGAATCTATTATTTAACGATATCGATGAATTAAGAAAACATATCAGTTTTTTGTATGCTACTGCTGAGTTTTATAGCCTGAGATCCGATCTGTTATTAGCTACAGAAGATTTGATTTCAGTTGTAGGTGAAGACATTTACACCCGTGTTCAAAATGCATACGAAAATGACTTTACAGACGATTTAAGTAAAGAACTGATCTCTTTGTTCCAGTATCCTATTGCTATGCTAGGGTATCTTTCTTATGTCCAGAATGCTGATATCTCTCATGAAGATTCAGGCCGGAAAGTAAAAATTGACAAAGACTCCGAATCTATGCCCTGGGAATGGCAGGTCATACGGGATAATGAAGCTATCCGGAATAAGGGGAACCGGGGTATCGATCGTTTAATTACTTTCCTGGATAAACATATCGACGAGCTGCCTGAATGGAAAGACAGTGAACAACGGAAAGACACCAATTCGCTATTTGTAAAGTCCGCCAAAGAATTTGATCAAATTGTTCCGATCGATGGCAGCCGGGTATTTTATTTGCGTGTTTTACCTTTTATCCGGAAAGAAGATAAAGAACTACGTAATTATCTGGGCACCGATCGTTATTCAGCCTTAAAGAATTCTATGAGGAATGATTCTATAACGGAAGAACAATCCGAAATCATTGGCCTATGCCGTGAGATTATCCCGCTACGAGTAATGGCAACAGCAGTCCGGCGCCTGGCCATTCAGGTACTACCGGAAAGTGTTGTGATGCGTTTTGATGCTGACCGCAGCACAATGAAAGCCAGTACTCCGGTATCAGCAGAAATGATTACATCTGTTGAAAAATCTTATCTGACAGAAGCTGACCGGGCCATAACGCGTCTGCAACAATTCCTGACAAAACAGAAACCGGAAAATAACAGTGATGTTCTATATTCTGTCGATTATTCACGGGAAAAATTCTTTACTGTATGAATGTGATCGAAATATTGGAGACAAGCAAACGAATAGAATATCCGTCAACCTGGGAAGAATGTTCACCTTCTCAGGTTCAATATATTTTCCGGGAAGCAGACAGATTGCTAACCGGCGATATCGATTCACTTGAATTCCGGATCAGGATATTTTATCATCTTGCTGGTATCATCCGTCAGAAAAAGCATCAGCATAAAGAACGATTGCTAACCGAAGAACAACAAAGGATAAAGTACGAAAACATTATCCGAGCCTCTGAAACAGTTGGTTTCATGTTCCAAAAACAAGGTAATCAACTGATTTTTAAATTTGATTGCATCCGGAATCTTATCCCCAAACTTAAAATAAACCACCAGGTATTACATGGACCAGCCGAAGCTCTTTTCAATATAACATTCGGAGAATACCGGGTAGCCTATGATTATTATATCCGTTTTGTCCGGGATCATGATGAAAATGATTTGAATAATTTATGCTCCGTGCTGTACCGGCCAGCAAGATCAGGAACCTGGGACGGTGATATCCGGATTGAATTTAATCCCTATGAATGTTGCAGGCAAGCCAAATTGTTCCATAAAGTTGCTCCGGAAGTACGGTCTTTCATCCTTTCCTGGTTTGGGGCTTGTGATAATTACTTCAAAACCGGTCAGATAGAAACAGACGGCCGGTTGATCAGCCTGGCCCCTCTCTTTCGGAATGCAGATAGTGAAACAAACGGAGTTCCTGATGCCGACACAGGAGAATTAGGCTTAACCGGTATCCTGATGAGTGTGGCTGACAATGGAACGTTCGGACCAGTTAGTGAAGTAGAAAAAACAAATTTATATACAGTACTCCTTAAATTATATCAATGGCATTTAGAACACAAACGCCTGGAAAAAATATATAACAAACATGGTTAACCTGAAACTATACCGAAACTACTTTAAACAACTCTGTACAGAAATAAGAATTGACAAAATGGTCATGGTTGTACAAGAAGAACACTTACGTAAAAAATTAGCCGGTCTGGCCGGTACTATCCTGGCTGTTGTTTATCCCTCAGCGGCAGGTGCCGGAGAAGCCGATAATATTTCCGACATCAATACCTGCCTGCTTTTCATCCTTGAAAACAATAATAAGACCGAATCTGATCCGGAAAAGGAATTTAACTGCTATCTTCATTTACAGAGTATTACTAAAGCTATCAAACAAAGTATCGTAAACGACGCAGAATACAACCGATTATTATTCAGTGATCTTGACCGCCAATCCTTCCAGATTGAACCCGAATGGAATATAGCAGGAAGTTATATCGGATATTCTTTAAGCTTCTGCTTCAAAAATTATTTCTAACAGGCTGTCGGATTCATCAGTTTAAATCCAAAAATAAAAAACTCCTTAAACAGGTTTACATTTTAGCCAAATTTTCGTATATTTGTAAACTCAATTAGTACCACAATGGAGCAAATATTTTCACAAAGATTAAAGAACGCAAGAATAATGCGAGGATTCTCAATGGATGAATTATGTGAAGCTATGGGTAATGTTATTTCCAAGCAGGCGATTTCAAAATATGAAAATGGAAAAATGTTACCCAATAGTACTGTACTTATACATTTGGCAAATGCACTTCAAATCAGTATTGATTATTTCTTTAAACCGTTCCAAGTCAAATTAGAAGGTATCGAGTTCAGAAAAAAAACCAAATTATCTTCCAAAGGAGTTGACCAAATAAAAGAACAAGTTCTGGATCTGGTCGAAAGATATCTTGAAATTGAAAATATTTTAAGTATTAATTCTGATTTTGAAAATTGTTTAGACAATATCACTGTAAGAAACTTTAATGACATCAAACCACTAGCTGACAGACTCCGGAACTTATGGAAGATCGGGGAAGATCCGATCATTAGTATTATAGAGCTACTGGAAGAACACAAAATTAAGGTTATAGAAATTGAAGCCCCGGATTTATTTGATGGATTGAGTGGTTTTGTCGGACAAAAGTGTCCGTTTATTATTTTAAATAAGAATTTTTCACCTGAAAGAAAAAGGCTTACTGCAATGCATGAACTGGCC